CCAAGCCCCCGACCCACTGGTTCGGCAACGGCAACACGCATTGCCGCACCCGCCAGACCTGGACGCAAGCCCGCCTCTTCCGGCTGATGACGCTCCTGGAGGCCGGTCGGACCGACGAGCAGATCGCCCGCGAACTCGGCACCACACCGGTGGTCATCAACCTCGCCCGCAAGCGGCGCGGCATCCCGAGCCGGACCGAGACGCTCCTGTCCGCGGGCGAGGTCGCGCGGCGGATGGGCTTCGGGTGCGGCAAGAAGGTGACGTGGCTGATCGGGCAGGGCTGGCTCAGGGGGCGTCGCGGCCAGCGGCGCGGCCCGAACCGGCAGTGGTACGTCCGCCCCGAGGACCTGCTGGCCTTCCTCGACGACCCGGCCCACTGGTCGCTCTGGGAGGTCGAGCGCATCGCCGACGAGACCCTCCGCCGCTATGCCGAAAAGGTCCGGGGCGGCGTCCGGTACCTGACCCAATCCGAGGTCGCCGAGCGGCTCTTCGTCGATCGCGGGACGGTCCAGCAGTGGATCGACAAAGGCTGGCTGCCGGCGTCGCGTCACGGCCGGTCGAACCGCCTGGTCCGGGAGGACGACGTCGCGGCCTTCGAGCGGCCGGGGATCCGCCGCCGTCTCTTCGTGATGGAGGCGATCGCGACCCTGCGCCGGCGCGGCCTGACGCAAAAGGAGATCGGGCTCCTGTACGGGACCGACTCGGGGCACGTCGGCGAGTGGGCGCGCGGCCGGTGGGAGCCGCTGCGGCTGGTCGCCGACCGGTTTGCGGTCCTGCTGCAGGAGACGGCGCACCTACCGGAATCGGAGCAGCTCTCTTTTCGCTGGCGCAGGCCGCTCCCGGGGTTCGACGAGCTCGTGGCGCGGATCAGGCCGCTGATCGAGGAGATCCAATGACCGACGTCCACCGCGCCATCTTCCACGCGGCGGCAACGCTCGGCATCTCCCACGAGGCGGCGGAACTCCTCCCGGCCCGCGTCGTGGCCGCACTCTGGGAGGAGAAGTATCGGCAGGACGCCGGCACGTCGGCGGCAGCAACAGCGAAAGGAGACCAGGATGAGCGCGACGACGACCGATGAGACGACCGAGACGACCGATCTGAACACCCCGGACAAGACCATCCGCCTGCTCGTCTCCGGCGGCAACGCCGACGAGCGCTACCCCGTTCCCAGCAAACAGCGGTTCAAGGACGAAGGGGAGGGCGTGATCGAGGCCGACGACCTGGCGCGCATCGCGACGGCGCTCATCCGCGACGACACCCTACCGCTCGGCCACCTGGCGAGCCTGAGCATCGCCTACCTGTTCGCGGAGAAGGGCGGCACGACCGGCGGCTACCCCTGCCTGGGGCGCTGCATCAAGGCGAGCAAGGTCCTGCGCCACTTCGGCGACATGGACTACGTCGTCCTGCTGTCCGCCGACAACCTGCGCGAGATGAAGGCGACCCGCTGGCAGGTCGAAGCGCTCGTGGCCCACCAGCTCGGACACATCAGCCTGGAGACAACAGAGAAGGGCGAGGACCGGCTGGGGGTGCAAGGCCACGACTTTGAGGGCTTCACCTGGGAATTCGCCCGCTACGGCGCCTACCTGGCCGGCATGGTGGCACCGGCCCAGGCGGCGGCGAGCGCGGTGCAGATGGGACTCGTCTTCGAGGAGAGCGAGGACGACGAGGAGTTCGACCCCGCCGTCGACCAGGCGCCCGGCGTCGAGGGGGAGCTAGGGCCGAGTCCGGACGGGCCGGGGCACCCGAAGGGTCATGCGGCGTGGGCGGAGGAACCGGACGGCGTTGATCTGTCCTTCCCGATCGGGCACGACGAGTTCATGGGGGCCAGCTACGACCCGGCGGCGGACTTCGGCAACGGCTACCGGGGCGAGGACGACCCGGAAGAGCACGCCGCCGCCGTCCGCGCCGCCTTCCCGACCGAGCAGCGCGACTTCGGTGAGGTCTGCAAACTCTGCGGCACCGACATCTACGACCACGATCCCGAGGTCTGCCAGGGCGGCACGCCGGAAACCCGGTCCAGAAAAATAGCCAGAAATTCGCCAAAAAATCGGAGCGGGGCGAATGGTGCCGTGTCCGAGGAATCGGGCACCACCAGCGAATCGCCCGTCCTGGGGCACTACAGCGCGTCAGACGTTCACCACGCAAACGGCACCAACGGCGTCCACGGCTTGGACGGTCTGACCTACGACGCGGATACGGTGATGGCCGCGCTCACCGACCTCGGCTGGTCGATCGCCTACGAGGTCGAAGCGGGGGCGACGACGGGGCGCTACGTCAACCGCGAGACGGGGGCGCCGTACGACACCGGGGACGTGGAGTCCTCTTACCGTAGCGCGTTAGCGAAGCGATCATGAGCGACCTCGCCACTATCGCCGCCGCGATTCTGCCGCTCGTGGAGGGCGCCGACCCGCCCGTCCAGCACGGCACCGTGAGCGGCATCTTTCAGGTCTGGCAGGACAACAAGAAGCGGGGCGCCAAACGCCGCCGGTGGTCGCTGACCGTGGGGCCGGAGGGGATGCCGCCGGACTTCAGTGGCGACCTGACGCCGCTGGCGCGAGCGGTCCTCGCGGCGGCGCTGCCGTTGCTCGATTGGGAGGAATGAGGGGATGCCTCAACGATACGCCGAAGGGACATCCGTCCCGGTCTCCCGTTCCCGCGATGAGGTCTACCGCCTCCTCGAACGCTGCGGGGCATCGACCGCTGGGGGACACCGGGGATCGTCGCCGCGGCGTTCCAGGGGTTCCAGGCGTTGCCGAGCGGCGAAGCGGCGCCCTGGTGGCGGGTCCTGGGGGTCGAGCCGACCGCCTCCGACGTCGAGATCGAACGCGCCTACCGGGAGCTGGTCAGGCGGCATCACCCGGACGCCGGCGGGGATCGGGCGGAGTTCGAGCGCGTCGCCGAGGCGTACCGGCTGGCCAAGGGGCGGAGGTCGGCATGATGGAGACCGTCACACTCAAGGACCGCCTCGCCAAGCGGCGCCGAGACGAACGGCGCGACCTGACCGTCCACGCGGCCACGGTGGCGGCGCGGGCAAGACTGCGACCGCCGGAGCCGATCGCCGCGGCCGAACCGTCCGCCGAGGCGCTCGCGAGGGCCGCCGAAACCGTCCGCGTTGCGCCGACCCGACCCGTCATCCTCGCCGCGCCGGAGCCGATCGCCGCCCGGTGGGACCAGCTGGTCTGGTCGATCGCGCACGACGGCCACGGCAAAAGCGAGGCGTTCGACCACGGCTTCAAGGCGTGCCTACGGGCGCTCGGGGTGGACGAACGCGACATCGCGGTCCTGTTCCGGGTGGACGACGAATCGTGAGCCGCCGTCACCGCCGCGAGTCCTGCGCCCGCACCAAGAAATGTCCGCCGTCCTGTCGCCGCAAGGAGCCGTTCCCGACCCGCGAGGCGGCCGAGGCGTTCGCCGAATCCCTGGCGCTGGTGCGCGGCAACCGGCGAGGGCGAGTCTACCGGTGCGGCCGGTGCGGCCGGTACTACCTGGCCAGCCAGCGGCGGCGGAATCGGCTGAAGCGAGGAAGCAAATGAGGGTTTGGAAATACGGCGTGCCGATTCAGTTCGCACCGCTGGTCTTCTCGATGCCGCTGGGGGCGGTGCCGCTTGCGGTCCAGATGCAGGGAAGTGAGCCGTGCATGTGGGTCAAGGTCAACCCCGGACCGCCCTACGTCGAGCGGTCGTTTCGCTGGGTGGGCACCGGGCACGACTTCGACGAGGAAGCGACGATCGACTACGTCGGGACGGTGCAGACAGATGGCGGCGCGTTCGTCTATCACCTGTTTGAGGTGCAGAGAGAGGAGGCCACCGATGCCGGTGAGCGATGAGGAGCAGAAGCCAGGTGTGGTCGTGCTGAACCAAGACGATCTTGCTCGGGTGGATGAGCAGGACGACGGCAGCGCCATGCTCTCGCTGTGGTTCTGCGGCACGCGCTTCGCTGGCGCCTTTCGCGTTTGGGCGGAGCGGCGGACGCCGCTTGCCGCCGCCCTCGCCCCGCCGGAGTCGGTCGTCCTCTCTCGCGACCATGCCCGGGTCGCCATGACCGGACTGGCGATGATGGCTCAGTGGCGGCTGACGGAGGACGGCGGGGCGCTGGCGCGGGAAGCGTTTGAGACGATCAAGGGGCAGGTCTTGATGAGCGCGGAGAAGGCGGAGGGGACCTAAGCCGATGCCCCGGATCGACCTCCCCTGGTTTCTGGTTGGTCTCGCCTTCGGTGCCCTGATCGGGGTCTTGGCGGTCTGGGGCGGGGGATGACCGCGGTCCGGCTCCGCTGCCAGGCGCAGGGGTGCACCGCCGTGCTGGCGTTCGCGCGGCGTGAGCGCATCCGGCCAGCGCGGGGTGTCGCGCTCGGGGCGCTCCCCAGCGGCAAGGTCCGGCTCGTTTGCCCGCAGTGCGGCGCCTACCGCGATCTGGACGGTCTGACGATCGTGCTGCTGAGGGCGGCGACCGCATCTGCTATTCTGTCAACCAAGTAGCCATCGACGGTGGTTTCGGGCCGCCGGGGACGCGTTCCATCAAGGGGCGCGACTTCGGCGGCTTGTTTGTTTTGGTCGGAGATGGTCGTGGATGGTCAGGGGCAGCCCCGCTGCCGGATGACGAACAAAGACGGTAAGCCGTGCAGCGCCAAGCCGCGCAAGGAGACCGACCTCTGCCCGTGGCACACACCGGAGATCGCCGCCGCCCGCGGGGACGCCTCCCGCCGTGGTGGATTGGGCCGGTCCAACAAAGCCCGCCTCGCCAAGACGCTGCCGCGCGCCGACCTCTCCGCCGCCGAGCTCGTCGGTCTCCTCGGCGGCGTCTACCTGGAGATCATCGCCGGCGAACGCGAGGCATCGCAGGGGCCGTCGCTGGCGTCGCTGGCGCGCACGATGCTCGAAGTCCGCCGCGTCGCCGATCTGGAGGGCAAGCTCGCCGCCATCGAGCAACGGATGGGCGACCTCGCCGAACGGGTGGGCGCGTCGTGATTGCCGGGTACGCCGCCGCGGAACGGCGCGCCGCCGCCCTCGATCGCGAGTGGGGCGTGCTGTGGCAGCGCGCCGAGACGGCCCCAACGGCGCCGGACGCCGCCGAAGCGGATCGCGGCCTGGCCGATGCGCGCCGGTCGCTCGGCGCCTTCGCCACCCGGATGCACCGCTCCTACCAGACGGCCCCCCACATCCGCCGGCTCGTCGCGGCGCTCGAATGGGCGGCGACGACACCGAACGCGCGCCTGATCGTCACCTTCCCGCCGCGCCACTCCAAGAGCCTCCACGTCTCCGAGAACTTCCCTGCCTGGTACCTCGGCACCTTCCCGGACAACCGCGTGATCGGCGCCTCCCACACCCAGCGCCTCGCCAACCGGTTTTCTCGGCGGGTGCGCAACAAGATCGCCCACCCGTTCTACCCCTTCCTGGGCGTCCGGATCGCCAGCGACAACGCCGCCGTCGAGGCGTGGGACCTGGAGGGCACCTACGGCGGGTACTTCGCCGTCGGCGTCGGCGGCTCCCCGGCCGGCACCGGCGCCAACCTGATCGTGATCGACGACCCGATCAAGAACGCGGCGAAGGCCGAGAGCGAACTCGCCCGCGACGCACTCTGGGAGTGGTACCGCGAGGACATCCGGACACGCCTCGAACCCGGCGGTTCGATCGTGGTTACGGCAACGCGCTGGCACGACGACGACCTGACCGGCCGGCTGCTCACGGCCCAGGAAGAGGATGGCGAGACCTGGCGCCACCTGCACCTCCCGGCGATCTCCGACGCCGGCGAGGCGCTCTGGCCGGAGCGGTGGCCGATCGAGGCGCTCCTCCGGCTGAAGGGCGCGGTCGGGACGCGGGTCTGGCAGGCGCAGTACCAGGGGGCGCCGGTCGGCGACGAGGGCGGAACCTTCAAGCGGCACTGGTGGCGGTTCTGGCATCCCGCCGCGCTGCAGATGCCGCCGGCCGAGGTCAAGGACGGGAAGGGCAACGTGGTCGCCCGGGTGCCGTCGGTGCCGCTGCCGCGCGTGGTCGACGACGCGTTGCAGTCGTGGGACATGAGTTTCAAGAAGACGACGTCGGGCAGCTTTGTCGTCGGTCAGGTCTGGCAGAAGACCGGCGCCAACCGTTACCTACTCGACCAGTTCCGCGACCGGGTCGACTTCCCCGATGCGGTGCTTGCCGTCAAGGCGCTGAGCGCGACGCACCCGCGTGTGACCCGCAAGCTCGTCGAGAACAAGGCCAACGGTCCGGCCGTCGTCGCGACGCTGAAGAACGAACTCGCCGGGCTGATCGAGGTCGAACCGGAGGGCGGGAAGGAAGCCCGCGCCAACGCCGCCTCCGTCGTCGTCGAGTCCGGCAACGTCTACCTGCCGCACCCGAGCCTGGCGCCGTGGGTCCACGGGTTGATCGACGAGTGCGCCGCCTTCCCCCACGGGAAGGACACCGACCAGGTCGACGCACTGTCCCAGGCCCAGATCCATTGGGACGCGGCCCCGGCGGCCCCGACCCGTTCAACCAACTACGTCGGTCGCCCCAGCCGCACCGAGGAGGACGACGACTGATGTCCGTTGCCGCCGCCGTTGTCCCCTTGGTGTTGATCGACGACCCGGTCCGCTCGCTGCACCTGCGGATCCAAGAGGAGCGCAAGGAGTCGGCGCCCTCGCGCTTCCGCTGGGAGTTCGTCCGCACCTTCCGCGACTACGCCCGCGGCCGGCAGCGCGACACCCTCTCGCAGGAGCAGCGGCGGATGCTCCGCGGCGTCCGGTCCTACCCGGCCGTCGACAACGTCGCCAACAAGGTCGTCTTCGAGCTCGCCAACCGGCTGCAGCTGCTGTCCTGGCAGGTCGCCGACGAGGCGGTCTCCGATCACCTCGCCGAGCTCTGGGTCAAGGCGAGCCTGCCCAAGCTGCAGGGCGAGGCCCACTACGCGATGGTTCGGGACGGCAACCACGCGATCGGGCTCAACTGGCACGCGCCGTCGTCGCGGGTCGTGCTCTCCCGAATGCCCTGGTGGGACGGCAAGAGCGGCGTCTGGGTGGCCTACGGCGACGACGGGGAGCCGGCCTACGCGGTCAACGAATGGACCGAGGGGGGGCGCACCCGGCGCACCCTCTACTACGACGACCGGATCGAGCGCTACGTCGCGACCGGCGACGGCTGGCGACCGCTGCAACTGCCGGACGACGAGGCCTGGCCGATCCCGTGGGTCAAGCGCGACGGGTCGCCCCTGCACCCCCCGATCGTCCACTTCCCCGCCGGCTCCGACGACGACACGCCGTATGGGGCCAGTGTGCTCGACGGCGGCGTCCTCGGGTTGCAAGACGACGTGAACGACCTTCAGAGCGACACGACCGTCGCCGCCCGCCTGACCGCCTACCAGATGTACTACGGGACCGGGGTGACGGCGGCGACCGACGACGCCGGCGAGCCGGTGCCGACCGAGGTCGGTCCCGGCGTGATGCTCGAGAACGAGAACCCCGATGCCCGCTACGGCGTCTTGCCCGCCGGCGACATGAGCCAGTTGATCGCGGCGCGCGGCGTCAAGATCCAGGCGATCTCCACCAACACCGGCACGCCGATCCACCTCATCACCGGCGGCGACTGGCCGAGCGGGGAGGCGCTGATCCGGGCGGAGAGTTCCCTCGCCGGGCGGGCCAGCGTCCTGGTCGACGCCGTCAAGCCGCGGTGGGCGACGGTGGGGCACCGGGCGACCGAGATGGCCAACACCTTCGGCAACGGGGCGCCGCTGGATGAGAACGCGCTGATCGCGGCGGAGTTCGCGCCGGTGGAGCGGCGGGACGCGCTGACGCTGGCGCAGATCGACGTGGAGCGGCTGCAGGCGTTCGTGCTCAAGCGCGAGCTCGGCTGGTCGCTCGCCGCGATCCAACGCGAGTGGGGGCTCTCCACGGAGGAGATCGCCCAGATGGAGAAGGAACGGCAGGCGGAGCTCGCGGCGGCGGGGCTGACGACGGGGTTCGACGGCCAAGAGGAAGACGACGACGAGGAACAGGGCGAGTAGCCGATCGTCGGGCGTGAGGCCCGGCAGAGGGAGGCACCATGAGCAACACACGGGTCTTCGGCAAGGTGGCGGGGAGCGACCCGCCCGAATTCGCAGCGATCTCGGTCAACGATGACGGGGAACTCGTCGTCAACGTCGACGCGACCGTGGAGACCAAACCGTACCAGGCGGCCGGCACCGATCGCTCCGGCACCATCACCACCGGCGGCACCGCCCAGAACGCCGCTGCCGCGCTCGCGACCCGGCGCTACCTCTACGTGACCAACCCGTTCCTCAAGTCCGATGGCTCCGCCAACCCTGCCGAGCCGTTGTGGGTCAACTTCACCGGAGCCGCAAACGGCGGCTCCGGCAGCATCCGCCTCGACCCCGGCGGTTGGTGGGAGAACCCACCCCACTACTGTCCCACGGGGGCGATCTCGGTGCTTGCCGCGACGACGGGCCACGCCTGGACAGCAAAGGAGGCGTGAGATGACCCAGGGCGGCCCAGGTCCGTCGGGACGCATCCCCATCGTCGAGCCGAACGAACATGCGCACATGACCGCGGCCGTTGCGACGACGACCCAAAACGCGGTTTTCCTCTACCGCTTCCGGGTGTCCCAGCCCCTGAAGCTGACGAAGGCGGCCTTCTGCGTTGGCGCGGCCAACGGCAACGTGGACATGGGCATCTACACGAGCGCCAACCTGGTGAACTTCACCCGCGTCGCCTCGGCCGGCAGCACCGCCGCGGCGGGGACGAACACGACGCAGGAACTCACCTTCACCGCGCCCTACGTCGTCGTCCCCGGGGTCGACTACTTCCTCGCCTTCGCCACCGATTCCGCGACGATCACGGTAGCCCAGGCGATTGCGCCGCTCTCCGCGCCGGCGGAGTACACCAAACGGGGGCTGCGCAAGTTGGCGGCGTGGTCGTCCGGCTTGCCGGCCTCGATCTCGACGCCCGCCGGCGTCGGTCTCTACCTCTGGTTGGCGGCGAAGGAGTAGGCGGCGATGGCGATCGAGACCGTCCTCACTTCGATCAACGATCTGATGGCGAGCCTGCCTGGGTACGGGCTGTACCGCGGCCCCAACGGGATCGTGCCCGTGCTCGGCAGCATCTACAACGTGCGGGCCTACGGCGCCACCGGCAACGGCACGACCGACGACACCGCCGCGATCGACGCCGCCCACGCCGCCATCCCGGCGGCAGGAGGCACCCTCTACTTTCCCGAGGGCACCTACAAGCGGACCAGCGACCTCGTCGCCAAGGCCGGCGTGTCCTACCGGGGGGCTGGCAAACGGGCGACGATCCTGCTCGCCTCGGGCTGCAACGGGATCGTCTACGACGGCACCGGCATCCCCGCGAGTCTGACGTTCCACCACATCGTCGAGGACATGACGATCCGGGGGAACTACGCGGCCGGAAAGGTCGGGCTGCGGTGGCGGCTGGGCTACCGGGCGTCCTGGTCGAGGCTCGTCGTCGAGCAGTTCTCCTCGTACGGTATCGACATCGAAGACGGCTTTTGGTTCACGCTCACGGACTCCCTCGTCTGGCTCAACGACGCATCGAACATCCGCCTCGGCGATAACGCCAACATCGTCGCGCTCGTCAACGTCGAATCGGCGCGGAGCAACGACTGGGGCATCCTGGTCGACGCCACCGCCGTCGGTGGCCCGGTCCTCAACTTTTCCCTGCACGCCTGTACGATCGAGGGCAACCGCAGCGGCGGGTTGAAGACGAACTCCATCCGCGGTCTGGATATCGGCGGCTGCGACTTCGAGAGCAACTGCACCCCCTGGTCGGGCGGCGGGCGGAGCAACCCCGGCGCGGCGGCGATCGGCTACCACCTGTTCCTCGGCAACGCGGACGTCCCCGAAAGCACGCAGGGGGCCTCCATCCACGGCTGCGAGTTCTTCAACGCCATCGACGAGGCCACCTCTGGCGTGGGGTACTCGATCTGGCTCGACGCCGTGCGCGGGGTGGACCTCGCGGGCAACTCCTTCGACAACGCGGCGACGAAGGACGTGGCCCACCGGGCCAGCATCAGCAGCTTCATCACCGACGTCGTGTTCCACGCCTCGAACGTCAGCGCCTACAACCCTGCCTTTACCCGCTTCGGGTCGTCCACCTTCAACGGGACGACCGGCCGCGTGCTCACCCACAACCTCGGCCAGTCGGGGACGCGGCGCTATCAGGTCGTCGTCATGCCACAGGCGGCGCACGCCGGCCGCATCTATCAAACCAAGGGCACCGACACGGTGACGATCAAATCGACCGACGCGGCCGACACCGGGGCTTTCGACTACCAGTTCATCCGGGAGGCATGACGAGATGGAAGCGGTATCGGGAGACCCGATTGAGCTGGCGCGGCAAGCCGCCAACGATGCGATCGCTGAGGCAAACGACCGCAAGAGCGCGGCGAGGATCATCGCCGAGACGGCGCTGATCGCGGCCCTCAACGAGGCCAAGGGCGATCCGGCAAAGATCGCCGCGGCAGAGGCACAGTACGAGGCGGCGATGGCGGCGGCGCGACAGCAGCAAAAGGACGCGATCCGGGCGGCGGCGGCGGAGCTCGATGCGGTGATTGCCACGGTGCGATAGGGGACGTCATGGACGTTGTTGCGCAGGGCGCGGTCTGGTCCGGCCTCTCCGATCCGATCCTCGACGCGGCGGGCGCGCCGATCACGGGCGGCGCGGGCTCGATGACGGTGACCCTCTTCGATGCCGCGAACGCGAGCCAGGCGACCGGGATCTCCGTCCTCCACGTCTCCGCCGGGCGCTACCGCCTGACCAAGACGCTTCCCGGCAACGCGGCACTCGGCGCCTGGGGCGGGCTGCTCACGTACAACGACGGCACGAATCCGGTGCGGACACAGGCGATCGACTTCGAGGTCGTCACCGCCGCACAAGCCGACCCGGCGACCGCGCTCCAGTCCAATTTCTCCACCCTCGGGTCCGCCATTGCCACCGTCGATGATGCGGTCGACGGGATCGCGACCGACCAGGCGGCCATGCAGATCGACGTCGATGCGCTCCTGGCGGGCGTCGCCGCCGCGAACACCACCCTGGCCACACTCGACCTGGGACCGATCACGACAACGCTCAACGATCTGACGGCGGCGGTGGCGAACCTGCAAACGACGCTCGACAACGATCCCGACATCGCGGCCTTGATCGCTGCGGTCGGCGATGTGGAGGTGGCGGTTGCGGCGCTCAATACCGACATCGACACCATGCAGACGACCGTCGACGGCCTCGAAGACGACCTCGCGGCCGTCGTTGCGCTGTCCGACGACATCGATGCCCTGTCTGTTGCCATCGCCGCACTGCCGCAGGTCGAGCCGCAAGCGGTGGCCGATGCCGTGGTGGCAACGTCGGTCGCCGGGATGACCGGGACCACGGTCGGCGGCAAACTCGCCCGCATCGCGGCGCCGCCGGCGGCGAACTTCGTCGCGCGGGGACTGGCCAGCACGAACGCCAGGATCGACGTCTACGTCCAGCCGCCGCGCGTCTCGGTGACGACGCACAGCGCCGACACCTGGGGCTTCGACTTCGCCGATGCGCTCGCGCCGGGCGAGACGATCGTCGGCGTCGCGGCGGACCTGTACCGCGTGAAGCCGCCGCCGGTCACGGCCGCCGACGACTTCGTGACGTTTACCGACTTCGAGGAGACGTCGGTCCTGATCGGATGGACCGGGCAGTTCTTGGTCGAAGATCAGGACTACCGGCTGGAGATCAAGGCGACGACGAGTCTGCCGGGGACGGTGGTCAACCGGATCCTCATGATCGAGGTGATCGCGTGAGCGGGTCGGGGTTCTCGTTCGACGCGGCCGACGTGCGGAAGGTGATTGCGGTGCTGGAGCGGATCGCGGTGGCCTTGGAGCGGGCGAACGAGGCGAATCCGATCCTGGCGATCGAGCGGGCGCTGGCGGGTCCTGTTGAGGACGCACGACCGGGAATCGAGCGAGACATGCTGACGCGGCGAGAAGAGGCGGGTGCGGTGCTGGCGAAGGGCGAATCGCTGCTGCCGCCGGACGAGATGTGGAGGTGCAGGTAGGTATGGACGATGATTCGTTGCTCGCGACGCCAGATCGTCCGAAGCGTTCCACTGGGCGCGTCGAGATGACGAATGTTGATCTCCTGGCGCTGGCGGCGGGGGTTCCCCCGCAACGGCCGCCGTGGTGGCGTCGCTGGCTCGGATGGTTGACGAGGCGATGAGCGACCGCGCCACCGCCGCCCGCGCCCTCAACCGCCTCGGCTATGCCGCCGATCGCGCGATCGACCGCCTGACCGCGCCGCTTGCGGAGGCCGTCGCCGCTTCGGTGCGACGGCACGCGGTCACGGGGGCGAACGGCACCCAGGTGCTCAGTCCGCTCGGGTATCGCCTCGTGATGCGCGACGTGGATCGTCTGCTTCGCAGAATCTATGGCGACCGGCAAGGCGACACGACCGCGCCGATGTATCGGACGATCGCTCAGGCGGCAGAGGCGGCGCACGAGGAACCGATCGATCGGACGATCGCGGACATGCGGCGGCGACTCGAAGGGGAACGGGAGTTACGGGCCATGCTCGAAGGAGATCCGACGTGACGGAGCCGAAGACCAAGGGCGAGACGATCATGGACGCGATCGACGAGGGGCGGGTCGAAGAGACGACCAAGAAACCCAGGGACCTCGCCGCGCTCCCGCAGGCGCCGGGCGCGATCGAAGCCCTCGCCGCGATCGAGCATCAGCGGTGGGCGGACTGGCAATCCTATTTCATGGGCAAACTGGAGCGCCTCGAGGATGGCCGGCTTGTCATCTCGACCGAGTACGAAGACGCGTTGCGGACGCTGATTGAGACGCCGTACCCGGACCTGAGTGAGGAGATGAAGGCAGCAGACCGGCGCGAGGTCGGGCGGTATTGGTCGGTCATTGAGCAGTTCGTCGCAGACATCGCCTGATGGACCCCCGCCTCTTCGGTGCCGTCGTCTTCGACCGCAGTCATCCCGCGCTGATCGCGGAACTGGAGCGGCTGAAGGACACCTTCGATCCCGAGCGGCGCTGGGTACGCTCCGATGGGTACAGGCTGAGTGACAGGGTATGGCTCGCCGGACAGGAAACGCGACAGCAGATCGACACCATCCTCCGGCGGGCGATGGCGACCGGCGAAGACGCGTTGGTGACCGCGACGAAGCTGGAGACCTACCTGAACCCGTCGCTGCAACCGATCCGCGACGCGAACGGGCGCCTGGTCCGCGACACGGCGGCGAACCGGAAGCGCTTTCCGGAACTGGCGGCGAAGCAGCGGCGGTCGGTCCTGACGTTCGCGCCGGGGCGCGGCGGGCGGGGGTCGTACGCCGCGCGGCGGCTGGCCAGGACCGAAATCTCCCGGGCGCACGCGGAGGCGACGCAGGAAGCGGCGGACCTCAATCCGTGGGTCGATGGGCTCAGGTACCAC